CTTGAGAATCCTCAAGGCGCAGCGTAATGACTTTCCAGAGTTTTACGCGGAGTACGGTATTGATGATCTAGGGATATTCATGGACAAACTGCCGGTCGCCTTTTTGCCAATCATTAAGGCCGACATCGAGCAGCGAGGCATGGTTCACCCGATCATCATTTTCAGTCCTTACGAGCAGTACCAGACCGACCCGAATCCGGTGCTGCCCGCAAAGACGAGTTGGAGGCGAGAGATACTGCGGGTGTACATGGGACACAAAAGGGTGTGGGTAGCAAGGGAGTTAGGTTACTCGCACATTTCTGCGTACCATGTACGGACGGACAAGCAGGCCCGAGCGTTATGCGGGCATACGACGATTAGAGAGTTTTGCCCAAATTGAGGAGTAACTGAAGTGGCCCACTACGCAGAGTTAGATGAGAACAACGTCGTTAAGCGCGTGATCGTTGTAGCCAACAAGGACACGGCTGACGCTGACGGCAACGAACTGGAAAGCATCGGCGTGGCGTTCTGCCAGAAGCTGCTCGGCGGCAACTGGAAACAGACGAGCTACAACGGCAACATCCGCAAGCACTACGCCGGGATCGGCTACAAGTACGATGCCGCGCTGGATGCGTTCATCCCGCCGCAGCCGTATCCGTCATGGACGCTGGATGCCGACTGCAACTGGCAGGCTCCGGTGCCAATGCCCGCTGACGCTGGCACGGGCGAACCGCCCAAGATGTATTCGTGGGACGAGGCCACGCAGTCGTGGGTTGTCGTTGAGGGTATGCCGTGACATCGGTGCAGGAGCTAGAAGTGACTGTTACTAGTCACATTGATGTTTGTGCAGTCCGATATGAGGCCATCCACGCTCGGCTTAAGCGTCTTGAGCGATTGGTTATTTCTGTCGGCGGCACGGTCATCCTTGTGCTGATTGGTGCGCTTGGCAGCATGGCCGTGATGCTGGTAGACGCGATTAAATGAGCGAGGACATTGAACTGCTGAAAGTGCAGATCAAGGCCGAGTTACAGCGCCTTGAAGCTAACAGCAGCGCCAAAGACGTAGCGGGCAAGGCTATCGGTAAGGACGGCCTCAAGTATATCACCGCCATTGTAGTGATCGGTGTGTTGTCTAGCCTTGCGTTGGATAGCGACAAGATCGCCGCCGTGATGGGGCTGCTCGGTGCCTCGCTGACCGCCCTTATCTCCATGCTGGCGTCTATTGCTGGCACCGTGGAGAAGGAAGAAAAGCCCGAGTTTGAGGTGATTAAGGAATTGATCGCCAAACTGGACAAACTTGACCGCAAGGAACAGCCGATGCGGGTAGACGTAGAGGGCGATCATGTCACCGTCACCAAAGGTGATGACGTAGTGAGGGCTTCCAACTGATGACGATGGTTAGCACCTTCCTGTCGTTCCTTGCGGGTGGTCTGCCCAAGATTCTTGCGATTTTCCAAGATCGGCAGGACAAGAAGCATGAGCTTGCGTTGGTTGCCGCACAGAAGGAGCGTGAACTAGCCCTCGCAGAACGCGGCTTTATCGCGCAGGCACGGGTTGAGGAAATCAAGCTGGAGCAAATCCAGACGCAGACTGCTGCGGAGGAACGCCAAGCCCTCTACAGCCACGACGTAGAGATCGGCAAAGGCGCAAGCCAATGGATGATTAACCTGCGGGCGTCGGTACGCCCGGTTGTCACCTACATTTTTGTGCTAGAGCTTGTCATCATCAACATCGCTGGTATGTGGTACGCGTGGAACCAAGGCGTACCGTTTGCGATTGCGCTAGAAAACGTATTCTCTGAAGACGAAATGCTCATTCTGAGCAGCATCATTGCCTTTTGGTTTGGTACGCAGGCTTTTGGCAAAAAGTGAAGGTATCAGACGCGGCCATCCGCATGATTAAACACCATGAGGGCGTGAGATTGCGCCCTTATCGGTGTCCTGCGTTACTTTGGACAGTCGGCGTGGGTCATGTCATTGACCCAAGCCATACAGCGGTGAAATATGAGGAACGGCGTGCCTTACCGATACCCGATGGCTGGGATCGTCAGCTCTCTATGGGAGAGGTGGACGCTATCCTTGCTCAAGACCTTGCGAAATTTGAGCGCGGCGTGGCCCGACTTTGCCCTGCTGCTTCTAATAGCCAAAGCCAATTTGACGCTCTGGTGAGCTTTGCCTTTAACGTCGGACTTGGAAACCTACAGCGCAGCAGCATACGGATGCGCTACAACCGAGGGGACATAGAGGGCGCTGCTGACGCCTTCCTGATGTGGACGAAGGCGGCAGGGCGGGTATTACCGGGGTTGGTTAAGCGCCGTCAAGACGAACGCGCAATGTTTCTAGCTCGTTCTTGAGCGTGCGTATTTCCAATGCCAGCGTCGTTGCTTCAGCGGCCAAGCCCGCTTGGCGCATCGCCGCCAATGCTTGCTCAACCTTGACTTGCTGACTGAACCTCCACGGCATCCGCTCCATTTCCGTTTTCCATGCCCCCGGCGGGCTTTCGGTATCTATGATCACCAGTATTGCCCTCCTGTGCGCCGCCGTGAACACGCCCAGTTAGGGGGCGGCACATGACGCCAGTCATAGCGCCAAAACCGCTGTAAAGCCTCCAGAATCGCTTTCACGGCATACCCTCCACGCTGTAGTTGGCTGACGGTGATTTCCAGCCTCGCGGTACGTCTCCGCTGATCCACGACGGGTCAGACCACAGAAGCCGATTGTTGGGATAGGCGATCCATTGGCCCGAATCCAGCGCAATGATGTGATGGTCTTTGGACTGGTCAGGCACCTCGCTCCACCCGCCGTCGCACCACATGACCGAAAACAGGTACGTCCCCGGGCGCTGCACCCCGTCGCGGCCTACGGCCTTGACGCGGTGGTTACGCAGGAACGCCACCTCCTTGACCTGACAGTTGCGGCTAAAGCTGTCCCACCATACCACCAGCGGCAGCGCCATTTCGGGACACGGCTTGCTACAGAGCGCGTGGATTGGGATTCTGGCCCATTGTGCGCCTGACTCCAACATCACTTGGAAGTACGGTACGCGCATGGGTTCTGCACGGAAGCCAAACACGGTGCAGAGCGTGAATTCGCCCTTGCCGCTCTGCTGGTCGTACAGGAACTCGTTGCGGACGTAAGCGGTGGTGTAGGGCGTGTCGCACCAGAAGTTCATACCAGCCCCTCTTTTCGTAGTTGTGCGATGGTTCGCGCCATCCCCTCAAAATGGGCAAGGCGCAGTTCGTCGCGGGATAAGCCTGTAACGTGCGTCTGGCCGTCCACCTCGGCGTGGCACGCTGAACACACCCACGCGCCTAAGAGATCGTCGGCCTTATGGCCCATGCCGCTGATGCCGACCATGCGGATATGGCCTAGCACGACCGTCTCGCTGTTGTGGTTGCAGCACGGCAATCGCACCATGCAGCCACGCCCTCGGGCCGCTTTACGCAGGTTCATAGTTAGGCTCTGGGATGGTAATGCCCATGTCCGCACACTTTGCGCTTAACCAATCAAGGTAATCGCGGAACTGCTGTTTGGTCATTTGCGAGGATCGCAACACCGGGCGCATCCGCTTGCGGCCAAAACCCTCTAGCATTTCCCAGCCGCCAAACTCGCCCACCATGTATTCGTGGATGTCATCGCGGCTCCAGCCTCTTAGCATTTCACCGCCGCCCTCAAGGATGGCGGGATAAGCTACGCCCCATAAAAAGTTATTTTGCGGCTGGGTTCTAGGCTTTTTCCACACCTCCACCGTCACCGCAAACGGTTTGTCGGTCGGCAAGTGCTGCGCCATCCGCGCAACGGCGGTGGCAATCTGGTCAGGCGGTGTGCCAATGGGGAAAATACGCTTCACAGCCGCTCCTCAAAGTCTATGTAACGCCATCCAAGATACTCAGGCGTTACCGCATATACGTCATAGTCATACCCGCGCTCTTTGTCGGTAATGCGCCGCACTAGCCAGTCAGGGAACGTCGTCTTAACGTCTATTAGCGCCGCGACCGTAAGGCTCGCGTTGACGATGTAGTAATAGTCAGGGCAAGGATCGGCAGCATCAAACGACTTCTTGGCGCAGATTGCAGCCGTTTCAAACGGCCATGCCTGATACTCAAAGTCATGCTTAATGTGCTTCACCTCTATGCGCTTCCCTGAGACGTAAATATCACCCTTGTCAGCAAACTCTTTGCGGTCGGCAAAGTCACGCGCCATGCGGCGTTTCGGTAGTGTGACCGTATGCCCAAGGTTCAGAAGGTAAGTCGCCACAACAATTTCTGCTGGGCGACTTGCTCTAAACCTCGCCTCAAAGTCAGAAGGGGATGTCAAGGTCGTCCCAATTATCTTCCGTGAGCGGTTGCTGCGGTGACTTGTCCGGCGTGCGCTGCGGTTCGCCTGTGCGTGACAAGCGGCCCTCGCCCTTCGCTTCAAACTTCAGCGACATAAACTTGTCGCCCGTTTTCTTACTCGCCTGTATCCAGCCCGAAACGTTCATGTCCACGTTGTTAATGACGCATGAACCGCGATAGTCGGGGCGCTTGTCATTGCCCTGTTTGTCATTCTTGAACAGCACCCCTCGCATATTGGGATCGTATTGATTAGCCACGCTTCAACTCCTGTAGTTTTTCCAACTTCTCGTTTAACTCGGCAAGGAAAGTCTTAACCTCGCCCTCCAATGTCGTGATGTGTTTGTCGTCGCGCTCCACGCGCTTCACGAACATCCGCAGGTGTTCTGGCAACCGAGGGTCGTAGGACACGAAATCACACCATTTGCGCCCGGTGCAGGCCATTTGCCATTGCATCTGCGCGAGGTGTTTGGTCGGCACCTCGCCATCCAGCAGCGTGTCTAGGTGAGTGCTGGTCGCAGGACACTTCACCTCCACCAGCCCCTCATCGCCTACAAAACCGTCAGGAGACGCGCCAGCGTTCGTAATGCGGGGGTGATCAACGAACCCCACCTCCTCCACCAACTCGCCCGTATGGGCGCTATACGCGGCTCTGGCGTGCGGCTCTTGCTCGGTTCCCCACTCCATGTGCGCGGTCGTGAACCCGCCAACCCTTTGACCCGTCAACCGCTCTACGATGAGGTCGGCCATGTAACCCTCGCGGGTCGCGCCTTTGCCCTTGGCAATAACTTCAGATACCCGGGAGGCCGTGACTTTGCCGAGCCGTGCTTGATGCCATTCGGTTGTGCGCTGCTCCATTACTGCACCTCTTTGCTGCGAGCCATAAACGCATCCATGTGCAGCTCACGCACCGGGACGGGCAGATCGTTAAGCAGCGCACGCAACGCCTTCTTGCTATCGCACCCAGCGATCTGCGCCAGCACCTCGGGGTCTTGCGCGGCAACTTCGTGCGTCGTGGCATCGGCGTCGTTGTCGCCCTCGGTTGGGATGCAGAACGCTTGGAAGGCGGCGTACTTGTAGGCCGCAGACATGGCCTTGTTACTGGCCTTATCGCCCGAGTCCATCGCTTCGCCAATCGTGACGACCGTGTGTTTGCTGCCATCCTCGGCGGCAACAAAATCAAACTCCACCGAAAGGGTGACGTAAAACAATGCCGTCCCTTGACGGTTCTGCCGCTCCACCACCTCGCGTGCCGTCACGCGGGGCAAGATGCAAAGGCCGTGCTTGGCAAGCAGCGGTGACAGCGCCCCGTACACTTGGTCAATGCCGCGGAACTTGTAACCTTGCGACTGGTTCTTGCTGTCTTTGCTAATGCCGACTTTGCTCAACTCGGCGGTAATCGCCGCGATCTTTTCATACACCTTCATGGTTGTTCTCCTTAAGTTCTGCGAGAGCGCGGTTACAAGCCTCAATGCGTTCTTGTTCTTCGCGCTGTTGTAATTCCAAATCTTGCTGATGCCACCAACTGCCGTCGTCTTGCCAGACGTTATCGGGTTCCATGCGTCACCTCCGCATCGCAAGAGTGACCGTCGCAGGGGTCAACGAGAGCAGCCAGCAGGTAGATGATGACGATGCCAAAAATGGCGAGTTTGCTGCGCTTCATACGTCCCACGCCTCCTCTTGCACCTTGCGGTAGTGGCTCCAGCAAGAGTTCTCTAGCGTGTCAAATTCCTCAATCGTCAGATACTCAAGGTCGCACTTGTAATTGACGTAGACCGCGTTGGATTTCTTGTCGCTGCTGTCAATGCCGTCGGGGTACACGCCAAGGATGTACGCGCTGCAAATCTCTAGCGTCTCGGGTACGCCAACCAAGGGATCGCCATAATGTACGGCGTACTCAACTTCAGCCTCAAAGGCTACGCCGAGCAGGACAATGGTGGTGGTTGTAAGCATATCTGTTGCTCCTGTTGTGAGGGGCGGCTTACGCCGCCACCCCGTCAAGATTGATCACGCGAGGGCGTGACGGATCATCAAAAAAGTGGTTGCCTTCCATTGGCGCAGTAAAGTTAACCGGCAATTCGGCTTTGAGCGGTGCGCCTTCCCAATATCGCGCAACGGTTTCGGCGGTAAACGTGCCTTCGTCAGCGTTAATGCTTTTGACGATGCCGATGTAGTAACAATCGCGGTTGCTGTGGAAATCAAGGCTCTTGACAAGGGAACCAATCTTTAAGCTGCTCATTGTGTATCTCCTATCTGTGGATGCGTTGTGTCTGTCAACGGTTCCCAGTTTAGCAATCTAAACGGCCATGTCAACACCCTAGGCAAAAAAAGTTTAGACGGATAGACTCCCGAGCATGGACATCCAGAAGCTCATCAAACGATACGGTAGCCAGCAAGCCGTTGCTGCGGCCCTTGGCGTTACCAAAGGCGCTGTAAGCCAATGGGTCAAGGCTGGGGCGATCCCTGCGGCTAGGCTGTGGCAGATCAAAGCCGGGGCTGTAAAAGCGCCAAAAGGACGTTAATGGACGCTAGAAACGACAAACCCCCTTTCGGGGGCTTGACGCGGCTTTCGGGAAGCCTGTACGCTCGGGTTGCAGTTCGGCGTAGAGGCAGTTTAACAGCGTTAACTAGCCTGTCAACAAGCCCCTACGTCATTCGCTCGGGTACTCTGGTCGGGGAAACAACGCACAGAGCCACCTTAAACCTAGATCGGGGCAGCCAGCCTCTAGGTGCGCGGCGTATCGTCGGGAAGCGCAAATGGCAACCGGAGCAATCTGGTGAAAAGTAGCCGACAGCGGATGGCTCCGTCAGTCATCAAACCGCACGATCCCGTTGAGGCGTCATTCCGTCTCAACCGTGCGGATTCACCATCAGTCATCCAGTTTTAGAGGTCTGACTTAGGAATAAATTCTATACCCACAGAGTAAGTCCAGTCAGCCCAGAGAAGATATTGTGCAAGTTCCTCCGTTAAACAAAACAAAAGGTAATCAAACATGGTGGCAAATATGGTTAATCCGGTGCATCAACGAGGCGCGGAACGAGGAGGCGTCAGACGATACTTGGATACCGTTAAACCCGAGGAGTACACACCCCAAACAGGAGAGGTTGACCTTACGGAAGTCTCGCTCACGGGCCTCGCAGACCTCTACGGCTCGGACAAAGGCAACATTAAGCACCTATATACGCCGGTCTACGAAAAGCTGATTGTTGACCTCACGCCGTACCGACGAACCGCACAGTTGCGGATCGGGGAAATCGGTGTGGCGTGTGGTGCTTCCTTGCGGATGTGGGCGAATTACTTGCCGGCCAGCGACATTGAGGGTTTTGACATACGCCCTGAGTGCGCAAACCTCTGCAAAGACCTGCCAAACGTCAAAATCACCATTGCCGACGCTCGTACAGTAGAGCGGCGCAATTACGACCTTTTTGTGGACGACGGTAGCCACATTGCCGAGGACATCGTGGGAACGCTAGTGCATTGCCAGAACTGGTTGCGCTCGGGCGGTTATTACGTCATTGAGGACATGAGCTGTACTTACAGCCCCGAATATGCCGCCAAGTTCAATAAACACTTTGGGGACAACAAACCGAACGACCGCCGCTTGATCCTGTCGCTCTTTGACGAACTTTCTCGCATGGTGGATGGCAAGGCCGGGACGTTCAGCGAAATGTATTACTACCCGCAAATGTGGGTGTTAAAGAAGCGATGAGACACGCTGCCCGCCGTGACGGCAACGACGCCATCATCACCGAGGCATTACGCAAGGCCGGGTTTACGGTCGTGGATTACGGTAATGCAGGGCAAGGCATTCCCGACAAACTGGTGCTGCGTGACCTACCTGATGGCACTTCATGGGTGTGCTGGGTAGAAATCAAAATGCCCAAGGGCAAGTTGCGTGAAGCGCAGGAAGCCTTTAAGCGCGTGTTTGACGGCAGGGGCGAGTATTACGTCGCCCGTGACGCAGAGGCCGCTATACGCGATCTCTGGGCGTTATACGACGATGCCATCAAGCCAGAGCAGCGTCGGTGAACATCTGTGCTTTGCGCTTGCCTTTGTAATGGGCGATGACGGGCGAGGGGAACTCGGCAAAATGCTCCGGCAGACAGGCATAACGGTACTCGTCCAGCTTGCGCACAAAAAGCGGCGAGAGGCTGTTGACGTAATCCCGCAAAACCTCTTGATCGCCGTACCACGCCTTGAATTTGTCGGGCAGGGCGGCGTACCGCTCGGCCAAATTGACCCACACGCCTGCATCGGGGGTGATGGTCGCGCAGCCAAGATAGGGGTAAACCTCGTCCAGCGTTTTGCCAGCGTACTCAGAGTAGTCCTGCCCGCGCTGGTGGACGTTGAAGATGGCATCGCGCATGAACGTGCGTCGGCAGACCGCGATGATCCCCTCGCCCAAAAGCAGTTCGGGGTGGATGGGTTTGCGCACCAGCATATCGGTGTCCATGTAAAGCGCAGGCTGGGCGAGCTGCAACGCTGCAAAGGCTTGCGTGCGCCAAAGCATCAGATGCGCGGGGTCACCGCTTGTCGGGTGCGCCCATGTGACGCCCGGGACGGTCGGGGTCGCGTTGTCGGTGACTTGGATGATTTCAGCGCCGGGATTGTGTTTCCGAAGCGACGCCACCATAGCCGTTGGCATTGAAAGATCGGTGCCAACGTGGAAAAAGACGAAAGTTGACATAGGGAGAAATTAGCATGATTAACTTAAATCGCAAAAGAACAAGCCGCATCATTTGGGAAACGCTGCTGGAAAACACGGTGAGCCAGCCGAAAATCCCGTGGGTGGATCAGCTCAATATGCTGGATGCGCTACGCACGACGGCACAAACACCGACGGGCAGCATCAGCCTCTCAGCGTTCTGGTGTCTCTACAGCGTCGTGCAGGCGTTAAAGCCAAAGGTGGTCGCGGAGGTTGGCACTTACATCGGCAAATCCACGCTCGCGCTCGTATCTAGCGGGGCGACGGTCTACACCTGTGACCATAGCAACGAAATCAAGCTGCCCTTTAAGGTCAACCAGTACCCGATGAAAGGCAGCACAGAGATGTTTGAGGACATGTTGAAAAACAAGATCAAGGCTGATCTGATATTTCTGGACGGCAGGCTGACCCCGCGAGACATCCGGTTGATGGCAGAGATCGCCCACGGCAACACGGTCGTGCTGCTGGATGACTTTGAGGGCGTGGAAAAGGGTGTCGCCAACGCGCAAATGTTTCAGTACGAGGGGGCAATGCTGGTGTATCCCGCCGAAAAGGACTTGTTGGAAAAGCACGGGCTGCCCGATGAATCCACGCTCGCTATGGTCGTCCCGCACAGCGTCGTGCGGTTGACGAGCCAGTAGCCTCCCATTACCCTCGCAATGCGGAGGTTCTATGTCGCATAAAGACGCTGCCGAGTTTGTCGGGGTATTGCTGCATAGCAGCACCGCCGCGCATTTCCTACATTTGCAGACGGCAAGTTATGCCGCCCACAAAGCCCTCGGCCATTACTACGAGAACATCGTGGGGTTGGCCGACAAGTACGCCGAGGCGTATCAAGGGCATCACGGCATCATCCCGTTGGACGATTATCCAGACGGTTTCAAGGTGCAGAAGGATGCCGCCGACTACGCCAACAGCCTGCTGACGTTCGTAAAGGGCATCCGGGGCAGCCTCCCGAAAGACACCGACCTACAGAACATCATTGACGAGATCGTGGGCGAGATCAGCGCATTGGTATACAAACTGGAGCGTTTCAAATGAACCGTAAGCCGGGACTCTACGCCAACATTTTGGCAAAGCAGGAGCGCATCAAGGCCGGTTCTGGCGAAAAGATGCGTAAGCCCGGTGACCCCGGCGCACCGACCGCCAAGGCGTTTCGTGAAAGCGCCAAGACGGCCAAGAAAGAAAACAAATGACCGCCGCTTGGACTCGTAGCGAGGGCAAGAACCCCAAGGGCGGGCTGAACGCCAAGGGCCGCGCCTCGTATAAGGCCGAGACTGGCGGTACGTTAAGACCTCCCGTGAAGTCGGGCGACAACCCTCGCCGAGCCTCTTTTCTCGCACGGATGGGCAATATGCCGGGGCCGATGGCAAAGGACGGCGAACCGACACGCCTCGCCCTCGCACTTAAGGCATGGGGAGCGTCTAGCAAGGAGGACGCCCGAGCCAAGGCCAAAGCCATTAGCAGCAGGAACAAGGCATGAACCGCAAACGCCTTGCCGCTGCACTCGCCTACGTTGACGAGAAGGCAAAGCGCCTGACGAGCCTAGACCAGCCCAAAGAGTCTGACGCCGTGGACATGGCGCTAGAGATGGGCGGTAGTTTTATCCCCGGCGTAGGCCAAGCCCTCGCTGCCCGTGACTTTGAGCGCGCCCGCCGAGCCGATGACGAGGCCGGTATGGCAATGGCCGCTGCGTCTGCGTTACCTGTAGGGCGGTTAATCGGTGCGCTAAAGGGCTTTGACCCCGTAATGCGCGAAATTGACGTTTACCACGGTAGCCCGCACCGCTTTGAGGAGTTTGACGCCAGCAAGATCGGCACGGGTGAGGGGCAACAAGCATACGGCCACGGTATTTACCTTGCCGAGCAAAAAGATGTTGCAGATATGTATCGTCGGGCGCTTACACCGCATAAGGTCAGCGATGATGATGCGCAATCGCTTGCCAGTTACGCGATGCGCCAACGGCATGACTCCCAATCGGCCATTGATTGGCTAAACAAGCAGAAAGCGGCATATAAGACCGAGCAATCGCCAGAAACGCTCGCACAATATGACGCCGCAATAAAAGTTTTGCAGGGCGGCAATGTAGAAAAAGTTGGCAACCTTTACACCGCCGACCTACCCGACGAAATGGTAGATCGGATGCTGGATTGGGATAAGCCTTTAAGTAAGCAGCCAGCAGCGGTTCGTGAAACGGTAATGCGTTACATGAATGTGGGCGAAGAACAATTGCCGCCCGATATGCGCGTCGGTCAAGTTGGCGACAAATACGTTGTGCTTCAAGACAAACCGCCGTTGCCGGGTTCCACATTCGGCGTTGGCCGATCAATTGTTAAAGGGCCGAAAGCCGCGTCGGAGCAAGAAGCCGTTGCCGCATACTGGAATTCTTTAACAGGAAAAGACTTTTATGACACTTTGGGCAAAGACTTTGGGCAAAACGCCGACGCTTCAGACTACATGAGGCAACTTGGCATCCCCGGCATCAAGTACCTAGACGCAGGCAGCCGAGGCCAAGGCGGCGGCGGCACTCGTAACTTTGTCGTGTTTCCCGGCGAGGAAAAGAAAGTCAAGATACTGAAGCGTGAATGATATGAACGCAGGCGCATTTAAAAAGGGTCAGAAAGGTGGGCCGGGTAGGCCCAAGGGCTTGCCCAATAAGTCCACGCAAGCGGCCAGAGAGGCCATTGCAGCGTTTGTGGACGGCAACGCAGACCGCCTCCAAGGGTGGCTAGACGAGATCGCTGCGGAGAAGGGAGCGCAGGCTGCCTTTGACGCCTTCAGCACTCTGCTGGAGTACCACGTTCCCAAACTCGCCCGCCAAGAGATTACAGGTAAGGACAACGGCCCGGTCAAGGTACAGATCGGATGGATGGCTCCCGAATAATCCTGCCCTATCGCCCACGCAAGGCGTTCATGCCGTTCCATGAACGCAATAAACGCTGGGCTTGCCTTGTCGCACATCGCCGCGCAGGCAAGACGGTCGCAGCCGTTAACGACATGATCCGCGCAGCCGTGACGTACCAAGGCACCCACGGCCTCTTTGCCTACATCGCCCCCTACCGCTCACAAGCCAAAGCGGTCGCATGGAACTACTTTAAGGAATTTGCCCAGCCCATCATTAACGCGGTCAACGAGCAGGAACTGACCGTCACCCTGATGAACGGCAGTCAGATACGCCTCTACGGTGCTGATAACGCTGACGCGATGCGCGGCCTTGGGTTTTCAGGCGTGTATATGGACGAATACGGCGACTTTAAGCCTAGCGTCTTTGGGAACGTCATACGCCCCGCCCTATCCGACAAACAAGGCTGGGCGGTGTTTGGCGGCACACCCAAGGGCAAGAATGCCTTTTGGGAGATTTACGAAACCGCTGCTCGTCTTTCTGGCGAGTGGTTCCTGCTGCGCCTCCCCGCCTCCAGCAGCGGGCTTCTCCCTAGCGGCGAACTAGCCGCCGCCCGGGCGCAATTGGCCGAGGATCAGTATTTGCAGGAGTACGAGTGCAGTTTTGAGGCTGCCATCCTCGGCGCTTTTTACGGTAAGGAAATGCGTGAGGCTGACCAACAAGGCCGCATCTGCCAAGTGCCACACGACCCCAACCTGCCTGTGTATAGCAGTTGGGACTTGGGGTATCGGGACGATACGGCGATATGGTTCTACCAGATCGGGCGCGGGGAAATCCGCGTCATAGACTTCTTTGCGGTGTCGGGTGCTGACATCTACGACATCGCCACAACGGTGATGGCAAAGCCGTACCGCTACGCCCGCCACTACCTGCCGCACGACGCCAAAGCCAAAAGCCTGCAAACGGGTAAGAGCATCATTGAGCAGCTCGCGGTGCATCTGGATGTCGCCAAACTTGCCGTCGTTCCCGACATTGGCGTGCAGTCAGGCATACAAGCGGCGCGCATGACGCTGCCGCGCATTTGGTTTGACGCCGAGAAATGCCGCGATGGCATAGAGGCGCTGCGTCAGTACCAGCGCGAGTACGACGAGGACAAAAAAGCCTATCGTCAGTCACCGCGCCACGATTGGACTAGCCACCCGGCTGACGCTTTCCGTATGCTTGCGGTATCATGGCAAGAGACTGCTGACAAGACCCCGGCCCTTGAGCCTAAACCGCTCATGGTCGGCCCACAGAACACCGTCACACTCAACGACATGTGGGCGGTGCATGATCGGACAACCTCGCGGAGAGCGCGGATATGAGCATTACGTCACCGAACAGATACCCTTACGAGACTGTGGCCGCCTCCCAGACCGCGCAGGTATTGGGTGGAACGGGCGCGGTAGGCGATTACCTGCACCGCATCGTGGTCACGGTTACGACGACCGGCACCTCTACGTTGAGCGTGCTGGATGGCAGCACCACGGTGCTGACGATGGCCGCCAACACGCCCGTCGGCGTCTACAGCCTTGAGATCAACGCCGCCTCGGCTTCCGGCCCGTGGGCGATTACGACAGGCGCAGGGCTGGCTGTTCTTGCTGTCGGGTTCTTCACCGCATGAACCGTAAGCCCGGGCTTTATGCCAACATCCTAGCCAAGCAGGAGCGGATCAAGGCTGGCTCCGGCGAGCGTATGAAGCGCCCCGGCGAAGCAGGACGCCCTAGCGCCGCTGACTTCAAGCAAGCCGCCAAGACCGCGAAGCCGGAGAACAAATGACCGCAGCGTGGCAGCGTAGCGAGGGCAAAAACCCAAAGGGCGGCCTCAACGCCAAGGGCCGTGCTTCGTACAAAGCCGAGACGGGTGGCACGCTCAAACCTCCTGTGAAGAAGGGCGACAACCCACGCCGCGCCAGCTTCCTTGCCCGCATGGGCAACATGCCGGGGCCGATGGCGAAGAACGGTGAACCCACACGCCTTGCGCTTGCGCTGCGTGCTTGGGGCGCATCCAGCAAAGAGGACGCCAAGGCCAAGGCCCGAGCGATCAGCGCCCGTAATGAGGGGAAAGCGTAATGGAACCGATGTTGGTCAGCAGCGAGGTGGATCGCTACCTCAAGATCGTCGGGCAATACGACAACGAATTTGCCAAGTGGACGGCGCGGGTCAAGAAGATCGTCAAGCGTTACCGCGACGACACCCGTGGGCAAACGCTGACCGAATCGGCCAAGTTCAACATCCTGTGGTCAAACGTGCAGACGTTGACGCCTGCCGTTTACGCCAAACTGCCAAAGGCTGACATTAGCCGCCGCTTTGGTGACAACGACCCGGTGGGCCGCGTGGCCGCGCAGCTCCTTGAGCGTGCGATTGACTTTGAGATTGAGCATTACCCCGACTTCCGTTCCACGATGAAATACAGCGTGGAGGATCGGTTCTTGGGCGGTCGCGGCAGCGCATGGGTGCGCTATGAGCCGCACACCTCGCCCATCGGCATTGATGACGACGGCGTATCGGTCACCTCCACGGTTGAACAGGGCGAAATGTCCGAACCGATGGAGCAGATTGAGTACGAGTGCGCCGTCGTGGATTACGTGCATTGGCGCGATTTCGGTCACTCACAGGCCCGCACATGGGAAGAAGTGGGGCAGGTGTGGCGCTGGGTCTACATGACCCGTGAGGCGCTTGTGGAGCGGTTTGGCGATGAAATGGCACGCCGCATCCCGCTAGACCAAGGGCCAGAGCCGCTCAACGCGTACAACGAGAGCAAGCGCACGTACAACCGCGCCAAGATTTGCGAGCTGTGGGACAAGGAGACACAAAAGGTCTATTGGTTCTGCAAGGGCATGCCGCAGATGATTGATGTGCGCGATGACCCGCTCGGGCTAGAGGGGTTCTTCCCCTGCCCGAAGCCGCTTTACGCGACCACGACCAGCGACACGCTCGTACCCGTTCCCGATTTCGTGCTGTACCAAGATCAGGCGATGGAGTTGGACATCCTCTCCGACCGCATTGACGGGTTGGTGAAGGCGCTGCGAGTGCGTGGCGTGTACGACGCCAGCCAGCCTGCGCTGCAACGGCTTCTCACGGAGGGCGACAACAATGCGCTTATTCCAGTTGATAAGTGGATGGCTTTCAGCGAAAAGGGCGGCCTTAAAGGAAGCATTGACCTCCTCCCGCTTGACACGCTCGCAAATGCGCTACTTAACTGCTATAGAGCTAGAGAGGACATCAAGAGCCAAATCTACGAAATCACGGGTATCTCGGACATCATCCGAGGCACCTCGTTCGCCAGCGAAACCGCGACCGCGCAGCAAATCAAAGGCCAGTACGCGGGATTAAGACTGCGCTCCATGCAGGAGGACGTTGCGCTTTACGCCTCCGAAATCATCAAGCTCAAATCGCAGGTAATGTGCCTGCACTTCCAGCCCGAGACGATCCTTGCTTACGCCGCCGCAGGACAGATGACGCCAGCGGATCAGCAATTGATC